ATGCCCTTTACGGCGGGTCTCTCGTCGCTGAGGGCATTCCCTTTGTCAGCGGTTCCGTGAAGGTGGATAGGGGCAGTGAGACACGGCGCTCACTGTCCCTCACCGTTGCTGACCCTCGTCAGTTCCCCCGGGCTGAAACCGACTTGTTCGGTGTGTATGGTCAACAGCTCTACGTCGAGCGGGGGATTCAGTATCTCGACGGCTCAACTGAGTCTGTCCCGCTAGGTACTTTCGTCATCACGAGCGTCAGTGGTGACGTGCACACGGGTCCGCTCTCGATTGAAGCTGCGGGGCTTGAGATCCTGCTTAAGCGGGCTCTGTTCGGTAGCGCGACGAGCACCAAGGGCATTAGTAACGCTGCGGCATTCATCAACACTCAGATTCTCGACACGATCCCTACGGCCGGTTTCGTTGACCGCTCGTCCAGTGGCGGAACGCTTCTTGCCACTAAGACTTGGGACGCCGGAACGGACAAGTGGGCGGCTCTCTCTGAGGTTGCCCTCAGCGTGGGCGCTGAACTGTTCTGCGACGCGTACGGCACGTTCGTGCTCGCTGACATTCCGTCGGTCAAGGACTCAAACCCCACGGTCGTTTGGGACGTGTCTGCGGGTGAGTCTGGCGTGATGGTGTCGGCTGAGCAGTCGCTTTCGAGCGACGAGGTTTACAACCGGGTCACGGTAGTTGGCGAGAATTCCGAGGACAACAAGCCCCCGGTTTCGGCAACGGTGTCCATCACGGATAGCGCGGACCCGCTGAGGTATGGGGGTCCGTTCGGCAAGGTTGTCAAGCGGGTTTCGTCTAGCCTCGTCACCACCAACTCTCAGGCTAACGCTATGGCGCTTGCGCTCCTGCGTAAGGGGCGTGCGCCGAATCGTTCGGTCTCTGTGTCTGCTGTCCCCAATCCTGCGCTAGATGCGGGGGATTGGATCCGTGTGGACTACGGTCCGGGCATTTTGCCTGAGCTTCACCTTGTGAACGCCTTTGAAGTTCCGCTCTCGTCCGATGGGGGGGCGTTCACTATCGACACCATCGGCGGACGGGACGAGGACCAAACGTAATGGCGGCTGTAGACAAGCTACTTGGTGCGGCAGTGCAGTCCGTGAAGACTTCCGGTCTGCTTGAGTCCATGGCTCGTATGGGTGTGGTGTCAGCGGTCAACTCCGATGGCACCGTTGATGTTTCGCGCTCCGGGGATGTGTTCCCGAGCGTGAGGCTCTTGACCGGCTATGCGAGCCCCACGGTTGGGGACTCCGTTCAGATGGTTAAGACTATGGGCGGTTGGGTCTGTGTGGGCGCCTATCAGACGGCTACGCCTTCCCCTCAGTGGGTCTCTGCCTCACTCGTGAGCGGGTACACGAACAGCGGAAACGGCAACGGGACCGTTCAGTACCGCCGGATTGTCGACCATGGCTCTACGTTCATTGAGTGGTGCGGCGGTATGTCGTGGGCTACCTCCGGAAGCCCCCCGAACGGTGGTCAGTTCTTCACCATGCCTTCCGGCTTCCGTCCGCTGTCCAAGCGCTCCGTCTCGGCGGCTGCCGGTGGTGTTACCACAAAGATTGATTTCAACGCTGACGGTACGTGCGTGATTATCCCGCCTACCGGAGTGACTACGTGGTGCAGCGTCAACGGCGTGCGCTACCGCATTGACTAAGGAGAACGACAGTGCCTCTAACCGATACGTACGGTCAGAACATCCCGTATCCGACGCTGACCGATAAGCCCAACGCTCAGAGCCTCGCTGAGGGGCTAGTCACGAACATGACCCCTAAGCTAGTCATGACGTTTGCCTCAGCGGTGACCCGTGGTGCGACCGTCAAGAAGCCTCTTGAGGGCATGGTCACTTGGCTCAAGGATGTCAACCGGCTTGAGGTTTACGACGGTTCCGCTTGGGTGTCGTTCGCTTCCGGCACGAACCAGTGGAAGACCGTTTCTCTCGCGTCCGGCTGGACGAACAACGGCAACTCTCAGGGGAACTTTCAGTACCGGGTAGTGAACCTATTCGGTGAGGATACGATCATGTTTCGGGGCGGTATTTCCCGCTCGTCTTACCCGTCTTCCATCCCCTCGTACTTTGAGCTGAACACGTCGGCCCTTCCCTCGTCTGCTCAGCCTGCCTCGCTGCGGACCATTTCGGTTCCGTGCTCGGATGCCGGTTCAACGCGTATCTCTCTCAAGCTAGACCTCACGACTACGGGTTATCTACGCCTGTACGGAATCAGTCGACCTAGTGACCTCCCTGAGTGGGTTGGGTTCAACGGCTGCTTTACCTCCCTCTAACGAAAGGCTTACCTTTGCTTATCAACGTTCCCGACGCCAAGCCCGGTGATGTTGTTCTCCGCTACGGCTGGATCAATTCCCCGGATGATTACGGGTGGGACGAGGATTACCGCTCGTACGGTGGCCTAACCATTGCGACGATTGCCGCTCCCAATGAGGACGGCAAGCAGGTTGTCACCTGGGTTGACAACGACGCTATGGCGCTATGGCGGATCGATCACCCGCAGTACAGCGAGGAGCTTTGGGCGGAACCCACTCACCGCTTTGAGATTGAGCGCGCTGACAAGACGATTGTTTCAGTGGTTGTGACCTACAGCGACGGTACGAGCGTCACGCTCCCGTAACCAACTACTGAATTCAGTATCTGACTTACCCCCGTCCGGTAGGGCACGACCGGGCGGGGGTTCCCTTTGCTTGAAAGGAGCTACCCGCATGGGTACTACGTGGGTTTCGGGCGCTGAGCGCCTAGGTAGCGGCAGCATCGGCGGGGCTATGGACAGCCCCAACCGTCCGGCGCGTGTGGTCTGGCACACCACGGAGAGCGGAGCGGGTAACGCTGCGTTCAACTCCGTTGGGAAGTATCTGACTTCCATCGGCGCAGAGCCTCACTTCCTGTACGACCCGACCACTGACCGACTAGGGCAGTACGGTCCGCTTGACCAGTCTGCGCGAGCCCTCAAGAACGATGGCAACACGCGTACGAACCGTACGGGTCGGGCTTGCATTCAGATTGAGGTACTTGGGCGCGCTGCTACTCCGTTCACGGGGTACTGGCGTCCGGGGAAGAACTTCAAGGCGCTTATGTCGGCTATCCGTTCGTGGGGCATCCCGGATGAGTTCCCGCTACCGCTCGCCAAGACGGCTAGCGCGACCAAGCGGGACCGTTCGGTTTGGCTCGCCAAGGGTGGCCACTATGGTCACTGCAACGTTCCGGGTAACGATCACTGGGACCCGGGCGCTATCAACACGGCTGCTCTATTCGCTGCGGCTCCCAAGGCTTCCGGCGGTACCTCGTCCACCAAGCCCGCGAGCGTCCCCACTGTGAGCCTCGCGAACGTCCTTGAGGCGGCTCGTAAGGACCCTAAGGCGGCTCAGGGCAAGACGACTCACGCGAGTGATGTTAAGCCCGTTGAGAAGGCTCTCAAGGCTGCCGGTCTGCTGTCTGCGGCGTACGCGTCTGACGGCTCGTTTGGGTCGGTCACGGTTACGGCGTACGCCAAGTGGCAGAAGCGCTTGGGCTACTCGGGTGCGGCTGCTGACGGCATCCCGGGCAAGGCTTCCCTTGTGGCGCTTGGGAACAAGTACGGATTCAAGGTGAAGTAATGAGCGACCGTGACCCCCTTGGCGTGACGATTGGCGCGCGTGAGATCTATGACGAGCTTGTTGGGATGCGCGAGGACGTTCGGTCTCTGACGCATCACAGCGAGACCGTCACGAACAAGCTTGAAGACCACGAGACCCGTATTCGGGTGCTTGAGCGTTGGAAGTACGCACTTCCTACGGCTGCTGTCTCTGGCGTGCTCGCTGCGGGGGTCACCCTTGCTCGTGCTGCCGGTGCTCTCTAACTATCAGGAGGTTCCCCTATGGGGTTTGTGAAGGATCATGCCGCGCGGTTCTATGCGGTTCTCGTCGCTCTCGTCGCGCTAGCGGCTCACTTTGTGCCGGACCTACCGTCTGAGCTAATCCTTGCGGTTGCTGCGGCTCTGCTTGGTCTTGGTGAGGGTGTGCAGCGTCTTGAGGATGCTAAGACCGTTGCTGCGTTCCTGTACGCGGACGGGAAGCACCGCAAGTAGGGAAGTCCTTGCGCTCCCGTAGTTGGGTAAGCCCTAGCTACGGGAGGTTGCTTTGAAGTTCCCGCACATTGCCTTTATCGGCAAGAAGCGAACCGGCAAGGACACGGCTGCCGGTTACCTC